ACGGACGCTCGCCGGGGCGTGCGAGAGAGAGTGCATAAGGCGAAGGTCCGTTCATTGAAGAGGGATTTGTAATGGCGATGCTTGCTGTCTGTGCTGTATGGGATTCTGCCGTTCAGGCTTACCTGCGTCCTTTGTTTGTGCCGCACACTGGTGCGGCGATGAGAAGTTTTGGTGATGAAGTGAATAGGAAATCACCGGATGGCAATCCGTTAAATGCGCATCCGGAGGACTATGAACTCCATCATCTTGCAATGTTCGATGAAGTGAATGGCCAGTTTCACAATGTGAATGGCAATGATGTTGATGTTGTGTTGTCCCGTGGTAAGGATTGTGTAAAGAACGCGTAATTTGCCCCACTCCCCAACAGGGGTAGTACTTTGGCCCTTAAGGGCCTTTTTTTTTGGAGTGTTCAAAATGATGCACCGTAACCGTAGTGTTAATGTTCACCAGTTTGCAATGGTGCCGCGCGCTGATATCCCGCGCTCAAGTTTTAAGATTCAAAAGTCGCACAAGACGACTTTTAATTCGGGTTATCTGATTCCTGTCTTTTGTGAGGAGATTTTGCCCGGTGATAGTTTTAACGTCAAGATGACTGCTTTTGCACGTTTAGCAACACCCGTGTTTCCTATTATGGATAACGCGTATTTAGATAGTTTTTTCTTCTTTGTGCCTAATCGTCTCGTATGGACGAATTGGGTGCGTTTTATGGGAGAGCAGGATGATCCTACGGATTCGATTGTGTTCGAGGTACCGGTTATTGAATCACCGGAGGATGGTTGGGCTACGGGATCCCTGGCGGATTACTTTGGATTGCCATGTGAGGGGCAAATTACCGCCGGCCTTACGTTTGAGGCGAATGCGCTGCCTTTCCGTGCCTATAACCTGATTTACAACGAATGGTTTCGGGACGAGAATTTACAGACAAGCGTTACTATGAATCGGGGTGATTCTGGTGATGATCCCACCGATTATGCCCTTTTGCGGCGTGGCAAGCGTCATGATTATTTTACTTCGTGTTTGCCTTGGCCCCAGAAGGGTGGTGTTGCCCAAGCTCTGCCGCTAGGCTCGACGGCCCCGGTGATTATCGGAGCAGAGCACACGATTGGAACGCAGCCAAACTCAATGACGCTGCGTCGTTCGGTGAGTGGTGCGCAAGCGCAGGGTGCTGTGTGGGCATCCACTGGTCAAATGTTCGACACGGGGGCCGCAGGCTCCCCGGTTAATCTGATCTACCCAAGTAATTTGTATGCAGACCTTTCTGAGGCTACAGCGGCAACTATCAATGATTTGCGCACGAGTTTCCAGATCCAGAAGCTACTTGAACGCGATGCACGTGGTGGTACACGTTACACGGAGATTATCCGTAGTCATTTTGGTGTGTATCCTCCTGATGCTCGCTTACAACGTCCTGAATATCTGGGCGGTGGTTCTACACCGCTGATTATTAATCCCGTTGTTCAGAGTTCGGCAACGACGATTACCGACAGCGATACGCCGCTTGGTACTTTAGCCGCTGTTGGGACTGCGTTAGCTAACCGCCAGGGATTTACGCAGAGCTTTACAGAACATGGCTTTGTGATTGGGCTGGTTTCCGTCCGCGCTGATTTGAATTATCAGCAGGGTTTGCGGAAAATGTGGAGCAGGAGTACGCGGTACGATTATTATTTCCCGGCTTTTGCAATGCTTGGTGAACAGGCAGTGCTAACCAGGGAGATCTATTGCACGGGGAACCCGACGATTGATGATGATGTTTTCGGGTACCAGGAACGATGGGCGGAATACCGTTATTCGCCGTCCATGATTACTGGCGAGTTTAAATCGTATTTCACTACTCCACTTGATTCGTGGCATTTGGCGCAGGAGTTCACTGCGCAGCCCCTGCTGGATGCCACGTTTATTCAAGAAACGCCGCCGTTTTCCCGGATCCTGGCGCAGGGTAGCAATGGGCCTGAGTTTATTTTTGATAGTTTCTTTGACATGCGGGTGGTTCGCCCAATGCCGATGTATTCCGTTCCTGGTTTGATTGACCATTTTTGAGGTTATATGTTTGCATCACTTTTAGAGTCTGGGGCCAACCTACTTGGTGGTTTTCTCGGACAGAAGGAAACGAATGAAGCTAATCGGGACATGTCGAATGCCCAAATGGCATTTCAGGAGCGAATGTCGAATACGGCCTATCAGAGGCAGGTTGCGGACCTTCGCAAAGCTGGACTTAACCCGATTCTTGCCGCTAACCAAGGTGGGGGCTCGACACCTGCTGGCGCGATGGCAAAGTTTGAGAGTCCTATTGCTGCTGGTATGGCGAGTGCTAGCCAGTCCGCGCAGACGAGTCTCGCGTATCAGCAAGCTGCACAGTCTAAGGCTCAGATTGAAAACCTTGAGGCCCAGACTCAGAAGACGCGTTCCGAGACATTGGATCAGTCTTTGAATTCTGCGATGCGCGTTGCAGAAGTACGCCGTACTCAGGCCGAAGGTCTTCGCACTGAGGAAACCATTCCTGGCACACGTGCTGATTCCGCGCGTAATCTGATGCGACTTGAAGAGGAGAAATATCCGGAAAGTTACCCTAACAGTGCCTTCGCGGCTGATGTGCGTAAACGTAAGGCTGAATCCAAGCTTAAGGAAATGGATGTGCCGCGTGCGCAAGCTGAAGAGAAGTTTTACGAAGACATTGGGCAATTAAGCCCATACCTGCGATTGTTTTTGCAACTGCTAAATGGCGCTGGCGCCATGAGGAGATAGATATGCGTAAAGTGTTTATTCGTTCGGCCTATAACTATGACGCGCGCGAGGCGTCTAAGCAATGTGGTATTGTTTGCAATACCGATACTTGTGTTGTGAAGAAGAGTTTTAAGGACGAGTGCGACATCAATAACATTCTGAAACGGTGGGGCATTACAGGGCAAGTGCCTATTCCCGAGAAACTGCCCATGAGTGGTGACTTTAGTGGAATTGACGATTTCCATAGTGCAATGAATGCGGTGCGTGACGCTGAAACTGCTTTTATGCACTTGCCGCCTGAGCTAAGGAAGCGTTTTGGGCATGATCCTCAGGAACTGGTGGCTTTCCTTGATAACGGAGAGAACCGCGCCGAAGCGGAGAAACTTGGTTTGGTGGCGAAGCCGGTGGAGAAAACGCGTGACGTGGTGCAGGCCGTTGATGAATTGGCTGCTAAGATTGTTCCACGTGAAACTAAATAGTTGACGTTGCAGTAAGGTTTTGGTTCTGTTAAGATGGCTGTGCGTCATGTGGCGCACAGTCAACAGGAGAAGAAAATGGCAACTGATAAAACGAAGGCGATGCCTGAGCTTACCGTGATCGAAGTGAATTGGTTGAAGCATGGTTTGACCGTGTTGTCGGCCAGTATTAAACGGTCGATTACGACTGAGAAGAGTCCGGAAGTAAAGGCCATCCGTGAACGCGAGCTTGGCGAGCTTGGCTTATTGATGGCAAAGCTGTAGGAGGTTTGCCATGGCTGAACTCACTACTGTGCGTGATGGTCAGACTGGCGAGGTGATCTTTGATGGCAAGTGCTATCAGGACGTAGAAGATTGGTATGCGAAAGCGACTGGATTCCGACGAATACAGAACACGTGGGAAGTCACGAGTGAGTACCGTGCGTGCTACATGTCGAGAGGAGAACGCGGGGAGTTCTGGGTTGTGAAGTGGCTATGAGGTAGCCTAAAGGTGATCGGTGTCACCTGGTCCAGTTAATGACAAGGCAGGAACTGGACCAGGGGAAAAAAGACAGCTTTTTAGGGTGCGAAGACGGCCGGCGCAGGGCCTAGAACGAGCCCGCGGATGACGTTGTGATGGCGCCAGGGTCTGGCTATTGATGGGGGCTCCCGCCCCCAAACCCTGGGTTTTTGGATGCCGCACGGAGTAGAACACCGTGCGTGCTTTTAAAGGTTTTCAACCGGAGAAGATGATGGCTTTTCGTAAGAGTGTGAATAAGCGCAAGAGCGCTAAGAGTTTTCGCCGCAACGTCGGAAAGACGAAAGCGGCGAATGTGAAGGCCGGCCCGATGAGAGGCGGGATCCGGCTATGACTTGTTATCACCCCGTGAAGGGTTTTAGAACCCCAAACGGGGTGGTATTTTCTGAATTGAGAAGGAATGGCGATATTATCGGCGATATTGAATTGCCGTGTGGTCAGTGTATTGGTTGTCGGATGAGGAGGGCCTCTGATTGGTCGCTGCGCTGTATGCATGAGGCCTCTATGTGGAACGACAACTGTTTTGTCACCTTGACTTACGGCAATGGTATGTTACCGCCGAATGGTAGTTTATGCCATTCTGACTATCAGAAGTTTATGAAGAGATTGAGGAAGGATAGAGATAGGATTAGATTTTACATGTGTGGTGAGTATGGCCCGCTCAATGAGCGGCCACATTATCATGCGTGTTTGTTCAACGTTCATTTTCGTGGTGATATGGTTCCACGTGGAACATCGGAGAGTGGCGCCGTGTTTTATGAGTCAGAGGAACTGACGGCCCTCTGGGGTCATGGTATGGCTACTGTGCAGGATTTGAACGCCAAGACCGCGAGTTATACTGCGCGGTATATCATGAAGAAAGCCCTTGGCGAGGATGCCAAGACTGCGTATAATAGAATTGATGAAGACGGCGTGATAATCACGCGTGCGCCGGAATATGCGGCGATGAGTTTGAAACCCGGAATTGGCGCTGCATGGTTTGAAAAGTTTCAGGGGGATGTATTTCCCCATGATGTTGTCATTCAAGATGGAGTGCGTAGAACGCCTCCGAAATATTACGATAAGCTGTTTAAGCGCACGAAAGATGCGCGTTTGGATAGTATTGAATGGGAGCGTCAGAAGAAAGCAATTAATGCCCGCCCGGATAATACGGACGCTCGCCGGGGCGTGCGAGAGAGAGTGCATAAGGCGAAGGTCCGTTCATTGAAGAGGGATTTGTAATGGCGATGCTTGCTGTCTGTGCTGTATGGGATTCTGCCGTTCAGGCTTA